ACTGCATAAATAAACAAAAGGTAAAGTATGCCGTTATATGATTTTAAAGATACAGAAACTGGCGAGATCATCACGAAACTTATGAGCATAAGTAGTAGGGAAGAATTCTTGGAATCTAATCCACACATCAAAGCAGTAATCCTTTCGGCACCGCAGCTGGTGTCCGGAATCAATCTCGAATCAAAACAAGATCAGGGATGGAAGGATAATCTTAAAAGGATTGCCGACCAACACCCTGGAACCGCACTTGCTGATAAAGTTGGCGGTCGATCCGTCAAGCAAGCCAAAGTCGCCGAAGTACAAAAGAAACACCAGAAGCGTGTTATAGACTCGGAGGCACCAAACTCAACATAACAATAATAACTAAGGAGACGCCATGTCATCCACTTTTGCATCTGAAAACAATATTCGTGAGATAGATTATTATATTGATAAAAGGCAAAAGAAAAAAGAAAAGAAAGCCAATCGGAGAAACCAGCAGTCTGGCTTGCTGCTGAATGATATAACACCACTAACGAATACGCAGGCTGACGTATTCCATTCTTATAATAGTGGAAAGAATACTGTTCTGCATGGATGTGCGGGAACAGGTAAGACGTTCCTATCAGCTTATCTAGCTATGCGCGATATAATGAATAAGGTTGACAATAAACAGCAACTGATCATTGTTCGTAGCGTAGTCCCGTCTCGGGATATGGGATTCCTCCCAGGAAACATTACCGAAAAGACTAAAGTTTATGAAGAGCCCTATCGAGCATTGTTTAGCGAAATGTTCAATCGGGGTGATGCATATGACATACTCAAACAGAAAGGTAAGGTTCAGTTTGTGTCAACGTCTTTCATACGTGGTACTACTTGGGACGATTCGATTGTACTAGTTGACGAGTTCCAAAATTTAGATTGGGGTGAGTTGAATACAGTGATCACACGTGTGGGCGAGAACTCTCGGATTATGTTTAGCGGTGATGGTAAGCAGGATGACCTTACTTCTAAAAGATATAATCAAGAGTCTGGCATTGGACAGTTCCTACAGGTTCTGGGTAAAATGAAATCGTTTGATACGATTGACTTCAAGCCAGATGACATTGTGCGATCTGACTTTGTTAAGGAATATATCAAAACATGTTATGGCATGGGAATCTATAGTTAAATTAAATAGAAATAATGGTTTACTTTTATCTGGATATAAGGTATAATAGTACCTAAATTTGGCTAAAAGTAAACCAACTATGTTTGAGCATGATCCTATTGAGTTTAAAGAAGTAGAGACTACTACCATGAAAGGTGGTAGATATTATGGCACCCCCAAAGGTTGGTATCCTAGTGTAACGACTGTACTTGGTATTCTTTCTAAGAAAGGTATAGCTGAGTGGAGAAGGCGTGTTGGTGATGCTGAAGCTGATCGGATTTCTACTCAAGCTGCACGTCGAGGCACTAATGTCCACCAGATGTGCGAAGACTATGTTGATAATAACTTAGACAAGTCACTATTCCTTCCCCACGAACGTGCGATGTTCAACTCTATTAAGAAAGTTCTTGATAATCGGTTGGGTAAAGTTCGTGCGCAAGAATGTGCGCTATACTCTGACTATCTCGGGATAGCTGGGCGTGTAGACTGTATCGCTGAGTTTGATGGAAAGTTATCAGTAATAGATTATAAGACCGCAGGTAAATTAAAGAAGAAGCAGTATATCGGGAACTACTTTCAACAGGCATCTGCGTATTGTGTGATGTTTGAAGAAATGACTGGTATCCCAATTGATCAGATTGTAATTGTAATTGGCGTTGAGAATGAAGACGAGGCTCAAGTATTTGTTGAGAAGCGTGATAATTGGATATTTAAAATGATTGATACAATTAAATTATACAAGGATTCTATATCATGAAGTGGCTGATTGGTTTGATATTTGTTTGTTTGGCTGTTGTTGCATATACATCGACTAACTTGAGTTATGGTGAGGCAGTTGATCATGATGACGTTGAGTTGACTTGGCTTGCTAAGAATGTGTATTTCGAGGCAAGGAATCAAGGCGTTGCTGGTCAGTTGGCGGTGGCTATGGTTACGCTAAATCGTGTTGAGGATTGGCGCTTCCCGAATACCATCGAGGGCGTTGTGACTCAAAGTTTAACACGTGAGTCTTGGAGAACAGGTGAGCAGGTTCCTATTAGAAACAAGTGTCAGTTCTCATGGTATTGCGACGGCAAGGCTGATACGATTAATGACTGGAAGACCTTTGGCAAAATTAAAAATCTATTATTGACTTATATGTCTAGTCGTAGTATAATAATTGATATCACTGAGGGCGCTACTCATTATCATGCGGACTACGTGATGCCAGATTGGGCTGTTACTAAAACTAAAACGATCGAGATAGCTGATCATATATTTTACAGATGGGAGTAATAAATGGTAGAAGTAATGACGACAGCAAAGTTCTCAGGGATTATCGAGAGAGTTGTTATTGAGAAACGCATAAGCTATATGGACGCTGTATGTTGGTGGTGTGAAACCAACGAGATGGAGATAGAAGTTGCAGCCAAATTGCTTAACACTGTTATAAAAGGTAAACTAGAAGTTGAAGCCCAAGATTTAAACTTTCTTGCTAAGGGCGCAAGACTTCCTATTTAATTATGGAGAAAGATGACGATATGATGTCAGGGTTCGAATGCTATAAAGCATATCTCGCAGTGAGTCAGCACTTTGTGCGCGACTCATATGACTTCTTTAAATATAACGGCAAGACTAACGCAAAAGAAAACGCATACCTAACACGGAAGGATAGGTACTTCTTTGAGAAAGCGTCTAAGCGATTTAAGCGTGAAGACTTCTTAAAGTTCCTAGTCGCTAACTATGTAAACAACACTAGCGTGACTAATAAATGGATTGGTGATATGATGGGCAGTTCATCAGCTGATGTTCTAACCGCATGGAAGAAACGTGTCGAGTCATTAACGTACAGATTCTCAGAAGATGTATCGTACTTATATGATATCGATGAAGATTTTAATAATTTGTTTATGGCAATTGACGGGAGTCATCCTTTGATATATCGTCACTTTGCTCAAGGTAGAATTGCTGTAGAAACAATGGTCTTACTCGATAAGCTCGTTGGGTTCTCAAAGTTATGGGCGAAATATGATGACATCGTATTGAATGATGCGATTAAGTTGATGAAAAAATACTCGCCCTTTCTTGAGCAGTTCTCGCCAACTGAGAAGAAGAAGCTGAAAGATATAGTTCTCAAGTGTTATAAATAAAGTTGTTAAAAAGGTTGACTTCTCCTTAAAAGAAGTATATAATACTAGCAGTACTTAAACTAAAATACATTGCATACAGAAAGGTAAATAATATGTCATTTGCATCACTAAAGAAAAACCGCAGTAACTCCCTCAGTAAACTAGTCTCCGAAGGAAACAAATTATCAGCTGGCGCCAAGCCAAGCGGTGACGATCGTTTTTGGAAACCAGACGTAGATAAAGCAGGTAATGGCTATGCCGTTATTCGATTCCTGCCTGAGCCGAAAGGTGAAGATCTACCATGGGTTCGCTTATTCGATCACGGATTCCAAGGTAAAGGTGGTTGGTATATTGAGAACTCCCTAACAACTATTGGCGAGAAAGATCCAGTATCTGAGTACAATACCACTCTTTGGAATAATGGTACTGACGCAGGTAAAGATCAAGCCCGTCAGCAAAAGCGTCGACTCAAGTATACTTCTAACATTATGGTGGTTAAAGATCCATCTAATCCATCGAATGAAGGTAAGGTATTTTTGTATCAGTATGGTAAGAAAATCTTTGACAAGTTGAACGAAGCGATGAATCCAGCGTTTGAAGATGAGCAAGCAATTAACCCATTCGATTTCTGGGAAGGTGCTGACTTTAAATTGAAGATTCGTCAGGTTGATGGATATCGTAACTATGATAAGTCTGAGTTTGATTCGTCTAGCGAATTGCTTGGCGGTGACGACGATGCTCTCGAGAAAACTTATGAGGGTTTGTATTCACTAGCTGCATTCCTTGAGCGTAAGAACTTTAAATCTTATGCGGAACTTGAGACTAAATTGAACCGTGTTCTGGGCATTGGTGGCACCGCTCCGACAACTGCTTCAGCTATGGAAGCTAAGGATGATGAAATTCCATTTGAAAAGCCAGCTCCAGTGGCAGCAGCTAAACCAGCTCCAGTAGCTGCAGCTCCTGCGCAGGATGAGGAAGATGATAGTCTATCGTTCTTTGAGAAACTAGCTGAAGAAGATTAATTTATTCTTGGTAGGTTTGGGGCAGCTTCGGCTGCCCTTTTTTATGCAGGAGCAAATTGTCTACCACGTCTAGATCTATTTCTACTTCTAGATGCGGTTGGCGTTACGTTTGTTTGGCTAGAAACATTAGTTGAAGTTGGAGCATTAACATTAGTGGGTGCGATAGTTGTAACTACTACGTTCCCAGCTGCAGAAGCAGCCTGAGCAGACTGAGCGTTGACCTCAGATCCTTTATTTCCTCCTGCCCCGCCTTTGTTTCTACCTGAGGTTCTTCTCTTTGCAAAGTCAGCAGCTTGTCTTTGATTTGTTTCATCGGCAAGCATATTCATCTTCAATTCATCAACTGATATGCCTTCACTCTTAGCCTTTTTCTTGAGTCTGTTTTCTTCTATAACACCATCACGTGCCGCACGCTCGGCTTCTAGATTAGCTCTTTTCCCAGCAAGTTCTTCTTTACTCAGACCGCCAAGAAATGATGGGATCAAAGCCCTCAAGCTCAATAGTTTATCTTCAATCCAGTCGCTGATTGTTAATCTTATGTCCTGGATAAAGTCGAAGAATTTCGCAAACATTTCAGCGAAAGAGAAGCTGTCGAGTTTTTCTGATAGCCCTTCAAATCCCAGCTTTTCGGCAATCCAAGAAACTAGATTTTTGAGTAGATCGAGGGGAACAGCAACTAGTCCAGTGATGACTCCTTCAAACGCACCCGTGATACCACCGAGAATACCTTCCTCGGAGAATCCTTCCATAAACCCCTTGACTGCATCGATGACGCTCATGATGATTGTCACTG